CCGTAAAGTCGGTTTTATCCGACAATAAAGAACCGTAACAACGGATCTAACCCCAACTGAGTACCCAGCGGCCATGGAGGCGGCTGGGCACCCAGAGCAGACAATCTCACCTTAGGGATTGTCTGGGAGCCACATTGATGTGGCTCCACCGTGACTTTTTACTTTCACGGTCGTTCTCGTCTTACGACGAAAAGTATACACTACTACATAGTTCTCAGGAAGAGAACCACGCAATAGTGCGTACATATCGGCGGAATCCCGTCGATAGCCTCCACTCCTGAATCGCATATCTGCGACCGGGGAATGGATGAGCTCCTTCCATGTCCAACACTGTTTAGCTTTTGAAAAGCGACAGTGCGGGGATGAGAGGAATTCATAATCAACACTATCAATGCCAGAATCAGCAGACCCTTGGAAGGGTCTGATGAAACGGAATTGAAGTGGTACTCGCGATAAAATTAATTCGCGAGACCCACTAAAGAAAGCCGATGTCATGGCATTCCTTAAAGTGAGATTAAGCCACTTGAACATTGACTCAACAGAGTTGAGTTCGTGGTCAAGCGTGTACGGACGTACGTCCATACCTCCGAACCAGTCTGCCCCACAAGACTCTCGGAAAGGACCAGAAATACAGGTCTTTCCAACGTTCGAGGTGAAACCCATGACTTTTAAAAGGTCAAGGACTTCACCAGCATGCTTCTTGCGAACGATAATGTCATCCCCATATACAGAAAAATCTGTACCGGGTTTGCCACTACCGCACGCTACGCAGCATGCAACGAACAAGAGAGTCTCTAGGGGGAAACAGAAGCCATTTCCCATAGAACAAAACTTGTGGTAACTGTAAATTTTACCATCATGTTTGAAGTTCTTAGACCGAATGTCATTCAATAAAATGAACCACTCGGGCGGGAGAAGATAGCGACAAAGTTCAATCGAAATTGAGTCAGAAGCTGAACTCAAGTCAATTGTAACGAAGCCGTTATCTGAATCATCGAGAGACCCTTCACGGGCCATTCGCTGATTCTTGCTTTGGTCACTTAAGTCGATACCGATACGGGTGAGCTTTTTACGCATCACCTGATCGATACCTTTCTGTAAGTAACCATTAAGCAATGGCTCGACAGCAATTGCACGAGAAGTGCGTGCTGTCTTCGGAACGAAAGTTATTTTATTGTAATCAAGATATCGTCTACGTTCCGTAAAGGCTTTTTGAAAAGCCTCAACGTCATAGCAGGACACTATACCACGAGAAGGTAAAAGTAAATCTACCAACTGGTGGCTATGTGCTAATGCTCTGATAGCGTATCTTGAAGCGCAAGTGCTCACAGTCCACTCTTTAGCGTACAACTTAGCCGCTAAGTGAGTGGCACTGCCGTGAACACCAATTGACGCGCCGGAGCCAAAGTCACATTGATTAAATATAGAAATGAGATTTGGTTTTTCACCCAATACATACCGGATGAAATTCCTTGCTTCATTTAATCTATATTCATGCGGACTACGGTATGAACCGTAGAGACGAAACTTTCTATTAATAAGCGAGCATTTTCGCTCACTTTTAAAGAAAGTACTAATAGCCTTAGAATCCGGGTCGGTCTTAACAACCGTCGGGTCCCAAGGATATTTCCGTATCAATGCGGCAAACTGATTCGCCACAAAATGCATAGTGGCATCTGGATACGACTGTTCAGATAAAGAATCAGCATAATCAAGAGCTAGGTCAAATCTCCCGGATCTAAAAAATCCACTAAGAGGTTTGATACACTCATGATTATGGGCCTCGAACAAATCATACATAACCGATTTATATACATCAAATCGGAGAGTATGAAGCTCGTCATTCGATCTACGAAAGATGCGAGTCTGTTTGGGATTCATCTTGAGTCTCCAAAAGATTACGTGTATATAACTTAAAGAGTAACCGCCACAGACGGACGGTGCGCTCCTCAAGTCTTACTTTAGTACAACGAGAAAGACAACGTAACAGGCACGGCTTATGATAAAGGGTTTCACTACGAAACCCATCACCAATCCGTTGCTCAATTATGTATCTTGAACGAAGTACAATGTATAACTCACGGAGTTCACTTTTCGTCATGGCAAGTTCCTCTAGCTATATAAATGTAAATAAGGTTATCAAATCAATCGATAACCTTACATGTTGAATGAGCGCAATTTCCTAAGTAGAGATATACTATCTCATCAGTCAGAAAAGGCGCTTGTAAAGCCAGATGAGCCCAGCACTCAATAAGAGTGCTGGAATCACTACTGTGAATATGACTTTCGTCATACTCACAGCACTGGCTAACAAAACGGCCGCGAAGATCGCGAGGGCGAGTTCCAATTAGAAACTCACTTTCTGCGTCTTAACGATCGTTTTCATGTCGGCACCCGAAACAAGGGCACCGACATCATTCAACAACGCATCAACGTCGGCAGTAGCGAAGCCAACCGGCACCGCGACACTTACTTCGATGATCGCATCCCCAGTAGGGGTAAGCGCACCTGTAAGTGTAAGGGTACGAGTAAGTTTCGCACTTGCGCGGCCTAACCCGGAAAATGACAAAGTAGGCTTTGGAGCCTGCCTTGAAATTTTAAAGTCGTCTTTAACGGTAACCGTTTTAAGGGCACCGATATAGCCGACCAGATCCTTTTGATAGGAATCCGCGGTATAGACCTTGGTGTTGAAGGTGATTGTCATAGGGATAACTTCCTTAGTTAGTGAAGAAGTCCGATCAAACAGATCGAACGGGACCGAGTTACCTCGGAGTTTTCCGTCTAACGACGGAGGATCATACCATTAGACAACTGGCGACACATTGCCAGTGCATCAGCGATACGAGTAACGTTATCAAGGCGAAAATCTGCCTTAAGAACGAGACCCGGCTCGGTGAGCCTAATGCGGGTCGTCGTATTACGTACGGCACTACATGTGCCGGACATTGGACGAACTATGTTCCAGTTAGCAGGCTGTAAATTTACAGTGTTTAATACACTGTAAGTAGTCTGCTGCTGGCGCCTAGTGACTAAACACGACCCTAACTGATTAAAACTAGGAAGGGGAATGTGACTGCGGATATAATCTTCCACATTCACAAACCAATCGACAACAAATGAGTAAGGGATTAGTTCCCAGGGAAGGGAAACTAATCCTGACATGGTAAAGCCGATATTACTACCGACTGTTGCCAGATACTCATCGAGACTCATCGCACGGCATGAGACATAATCTGAAGTATTTCTCAGATAATAAATGTCCATAACCGGGAGATGGATCACGCCGGAACTTATAGAACTTTTGGACATTTCGCCCTTAGCTCTAGTAGTCCTCCGCTTGATGCCTCTTGGACCTTCCATTCCCTCAAGTATACCAACGATATCGCTAACTAATGGCTTAAGGCCATAGCGAGCCGCTAGGTATGCACCCGCTGGATTCAATTTCCTGATTCGTTTTCCGTTCTTTTTAACAAAACGGAAGAATTGGTTAATTGGATGGCGGAGCATCTCTAGAGTCTGACCATACTGCGCGACGCTTTCAAACAATTCAGAGTTTGAGACTTCGCGATTGGCCAGACATTTGGTAGAAACCTCTGTTTGCAAGGAGTTAATGTCACTATAACTAATGACGTCCTCGACCGGGATGACTTTACCATCTCCTGAAAGATATCCAGGAAACATATTGTCATCACACTTGTATTCAGCCTTAAGAACTGGGTTGGTACAGGTGTTGTAAGTCGCAATTGTATGGCGACCTACACCAGATCCCTCGTTTGACTCCGTTTCAACCTTTGACATGTCGTTAAAGAAAACTTCTCCTTTAGCGGCACGTTTACGGTAGTTTGGAATCACGTAATCGAACATGGTTTTAGTAACCCCAACCGAAGGAACCGGTATCACGCCACCATAGTCTACCCAAGAAGTTTCAGGGCAGGTAAGGTAGCGCCGATAATCAATTCTACGGTTGGCCGGGCTAGTTAAGCCCTGAGTTCGATAACGAGCGCTCATAAGGGTTCTCCTTGAGAGTGTTTGGGCGGTTTAAGCCCAGAAAAGCGTACCTAATGCGGATATGGCGGTAACC